CTGACATTCCGTTGCCCGGAATGCGGCCATTCAAAGTCCATCAAGGGCCGTAAGTCTCGCGGATGGAAGATCGGCTTCCGTTGCGCTGATTGTCACAAGGAGAAGTCTGCTGCCAAAAGTGCAGGCGAAAAAAATCCAGCGTCATCGGTGCGCTAACACCTCGGCTGGATTTACAGAACAGGAATAAGTATGACAAATTTAGAAGCGCCTGTCACCTACGACGAGTTACTAAGCCGCAAGGCCGTAAAAGCGCCGAAGGTGGGCATGGCAGAACCTCCCGAGTTAGGCAGTCATCTGTTTCCGCATCAGCGAGACACGGTTGATTTCCTTCTGAAAGCTGGCAGAGGCGCAGCATTCCTCGATACCGGCATGGGCAAGACGGCATGCGAGCTGGAATATGGCCGCGTAGTGGTTGAAGAAACCAATCGCCCGGTGCTTATGCTGGCACCTCTCGCCGTGGGCAAACAGCACCAGCGGGAAGCGTATCGTTTCGGCGTTGATTCCAGGGTAATTCGTGACCCATCCGAAATGGACGGCGCACGAATCTACATCACCAACTACGAGCGTATTCACCTGTTCGACCGCTCACAATTTGCCGGACTGATTCTTGACGAGTCTTCCATCGTCAAGTCATTCACCGGAAAGACTTCGCGGGCGTTGATTGAGTTCGGCGATGACATGCGCTGGAAGCTGGCCGCAACGGCAACACCGGCACCGAATGACCACATGGAGCTTGGTCAGCATTCCCGCTTTGTCGGCGCGATGGACTCTTCCGAAATGCTCGCTCGTTGGTTCATTGCCGACCAGACAGAGATGGGCCGCTATCGCCTGAAACGTCATGGCATCAAGCCGTTTTGGTCATGGGTTGCATCGTGGGCGCGTTGTGTTGGAAAACCATCAGACCTTGGTTATTCAGATGATGGATTCGATCTGCCTGATCTGGAAATCATCAAGCACATCGTTGAAACCGACATGACGCAAGGTGCTGACGGAATGCTGTTTCGCATTCCTGACACATCCGCTACTTCGATTCACAAAGAAAAACGGATTACCAGCGCAGCCCGTGCGGAAAAGATTGCGTCACTGGTCAATGCCGAACCGGACGAGGCCTGGATGATCTGGGTCGAAACCGACTATGACGCCGATTCGATCATGGCCTGCCTTCCTGGCGCTGTTGAGGTTCGCGGAACGATGACGCCGGACATGAAAGAGGAACGGCTAGACGCTTTCACACGCGGCGAAATTCGCATCCTGGTAAGTAAGCCATCAATCGCTGGGTTTGGGTTGAACTGGCAGCACTGCGCGCGCACTGCATTCGTCGGGTTGTCATTCTCTTACGAGATGTTCTATCAGGCCATCCGCCGTTTCTGGCGATTCGGGCAAAAGCGCCCGGTCATGTGCCATATCGCCCTGGCGGAAACCGAAACCGCGATATGGAACACGATCCAGCGCAAAAAGGCCGATCACGAAAAAATGAAGATCGAGATGTTTGAGGCAATGCGCCGCGAAGTCATTACCAAAACCGTCAAACAAGCCTATGAGCCTCGCATGGTCGCCAGTCTCCCGGCCTGGCTCAACTAAAGGACATTGCCATGAACATCATTGAACAAGATAACGGGAACAACTTCTCAGCCTATAACGCCGATTGCGTGAAGTTCGCCGAATCGCTGCCAGATAATTCTATCGACTTCTCTGTGTATTCTCCTCCGTTTTCATCGCTCTATGTCTATTCCGAATCGGTAGCCGACATGGGCAATGTGGCAACGGACAAGGAATTCATCGAACAATACCGTTTCCTGGTGCGTGAGAAATTTCGCGTGCTTCGCCCTGGTCGCCTGACTGCTATTCACGTTAAGGATCTGGTCTATTACCAGAACGCAAGCGAGGACGGATCTTCAGGAATAAGGCCGTTCTCTGACCAATGCACGCAACTGCATCTTGAGGAAGGTTTCACCTTTCACTGCAGAATCACCATCTTCCGCGATCCGGTACTCGAAAGGGCAAAAACAAATGCCCACGGACTGCTGTGGAAAACCTTCCAAAAGGATGCGTCATTCTGCCGCGTCGGTATGCCGGAGTATCTGTTGGTTTTCCGCAAGTGGGCGAAGCCTGGCGAAGAGGAATTAGTGCGTCCGGTAGATCATCCGAAAGGAAAAGTTCCGCTAGAGGCATGGCAGGAACTCGCTTCGCCGATCTGGAATTATCAGCAGAAACAATCTGGACGTGGCGACTTCGATATGCCTTCGACTGATGTTCTGAACGCCAAGATTGCCCGCGATCCGGACGCTGAAAAGCACCTTTGCCCGATGCCGCTAAACATCACAAAGAAGTCGCTCGCGCTCTGGACGAATGAAGGCGATGTGGTATTCAGCCCGTTCATGGGAATCGGATCTGAAGGCGTTTCATGCCTATCCATGAACCGCAAATTCATCGGCACCGAACTGCACCCGGCCTATTACCAGCAAGCCGTCAAAAACCTGCTAGATGCCGAGCGTTCAGGTATTCAGACAAGCCTGTTTGATCTTCTGGATATAGCTGCCGCGTAAATATCCATGACTGATAAAAAATCACTTTGGCAAGTAGCAAATAGCCAGGCCAAGCAGGTCGCCAAGCTGAATAACCAGCAAGCGAAGTCACGCCAGGTTGTGCTGCTGTGCAAGACGATGAAAAAAGCATTGGGAGCAAAGTAATTGCCGACACGATACCTGAAGCAAGGCATCTGCGACTCTGACGCGATCAACGCGCTGTCTGATTCCGCTGAGTGCCTGTTCTATCGCTTGCTGGTTACGGCTGATGATTATGGCCGCGCCGATGGCCGCCCGCTTGTCATCAAGTCGCGATGCTATCCAATCAAAGAATCCGTGACGGCAAAGTTGATCGAGCAACGGCTCGCCGAGCTTGAATCGCATGGCGTGATTGTTCGTTATACGGTCGACGGCAAGCCATATTTGCAAATGCAGAAGTGGGATAGCAAGCCGCGAGCAGGTCAAAGCAAGTTCCCGCAACCGACATATATATATGTGCAACAAAATACAGATGTAAAGCAGTTGCATACAGATGTAAAGCAGTGCTCGGAACTTCTACCCGTAACCGAAACCGAAACCGTAACCGATATATGCACGCAAACGTCTTCCGACGTTGCGGAGAAAAATGAAACGCCTGCTGCCAAGTTCGATGCCTTGGAGTGGCTTACGGAAAACGGCGTTGCCGAGAACCACGCAAAGGACTGGCTGAAGGTTCGCAAGGCCAAGCGGGCGGCGAATACCGAAACCGCGTTTGTCACGGCCATGAATTCCGCTGAGTCTGCCGGCTGGACGATGGCGCAGGCGGTCGAGCACATGGCGGCAAAGTCCTGGCAGGGCTTTAATGCCGATTGGGTCAAGGACATCAAGCCGCCTGGCGGTGCGGTGAAAACCGAGTCCGATCTGGTCACGATGTCGAACGGGCAAGTTCTGCCGCGTGACTTTCTGCGCAGCATCGGGGCCAGCGTATGAGCGTCGATACCTTCCTCTCGGCGTTGGACAAGGTGAAGCGCAACGGCAAAGGCCAGTGGGTAGCGTGCTGCCCGGCACACGAAGACAGATCGCCGTCGATGACGATTGCCGAGTTGGACGATGGCCGGGTGCTTGTTCATTGTTTCGCGGGCTGTTCGGTCGAAGAAATCCTCGGCGCCGTTGGGATGGATTTCGATGCGCTGTACCCGCCGAAGCCGGAGCGCCATGATCCGAAACGCCCGCTGGCGAAACCGTTTTTGCCGGCGTCGGTGCTTGAGGTGTTGGCCTTTGAGGCGCTGATCGTGGTCACTGCGGCCCGCCAGTTGATGAACGGCGAAGCCCTGGACGCCAATGACTATCAACGCCTGCTGGTGGCAGCGGAACGAATGCAAGGGGCGGTGAATCATGTCCGCGCTTGAACAGAAAGCCGCTGCCCTGGATGCGTTCCTGTCTGGCGCGGTGATTGCCGATCATCGGGATTTGGAACCGTATATCCAGCCGGAAGAGGCCGCGAAACTTCGCTCTGCTGGCGATTACGTTACCGAAATTCTCAAGCGCATGGATCTCGGGACGCAGCTTGTTGGCCTGCCGACGCCGTGGCGATCGAACAAGGGCAAGGTGCTGTTCAAGCCGCACGAGTTGAGCGTATGGACAGGCTACAAGGGCCATGCGAAGACGATGGTGCTCAGTCAGTGCATGTGCAACGGCATGTCCTTGGGCGAAAAGGTGCTGGTCATCTCCCCGGAATTCCGCCCGCCGACCATCATCGAACGCAAGCTGCGCCAGTGCTCGACCGTCGATAACTTTTCGCGGAAATTCGTTGAGCTTTGGTCGCAATGGGCGAACGGGAAACTGTGGTTTTACGACCATCAAGGGTCGGTCAATGCCAAGTACGTCCTGGCGGCGATTCGCTACGCTCGTGAGAAATTCGGCGTTACCCATGTCGTGATTGATTCGCTGATGAAGATGGGCATCGCTACTTCGTCTGAAGGGTACGACAAACAAAAATGGTTTGTCGATTCGCTGCAATCTATCGCTCACGATGCCGGCGTTCATGTCCATCTGGTCGCCCATGCTCGAAAGGGGCAAAGCGACGGAGAAGTTCCAGGCATCCATGACGTGAAAGGCACCTCGGAAATCTGCGACATGGCCGAAAACGTCTATGTCGTCTGGACCAACAAGCGCAAGTTGGACGAGATTGAAGGCGGAAATTTCAAGCGTTCCGACGAACCGGATGTGATTTTCAAGGTTGAGGCGCAAAGAAACCTCGAATGGCGCGGCATCACGTCGCTGTGGATGCACCGCCAGTCATTCCAGTTTGTCGACCAACCAGACAACGCGCCGCAAATCTACCTTTCCGACAACCACGTGGAGTTTTGACATGGCAACCGTCACGAGAAAATTCAAAGAGCAATTCGACATTTGGGCAGCCAACAAGATTGCCAATGGCGATTTCACCAATCAGGAAATGGAAGACCTGAAGGGGCTGCTGCGTAAGGATTTCACGCCAGGACCAGACCAGCTTCGCGCTGGCTTGACGTTCATCAAAGCCGCTGGCGTAGAAGTTCCTGCGACGATTGACGACCACGAAGAACGCTATCGGGTATGGGATGAATACTTCACCAGCGAGAATCAGATTAACGGCTATGGACGGATGGCAGCATGACTGACGAAGCGAATATCGAAGAACGCTATCAGGAAAGAGCGGCCATCATGCACTTCTGCGGCGGATTGCCGAAAGATAAAGCCGAAGCACTGGCGCGCGCTGAGCAGGAAACCTATCTGGAAGCATGGAAGGCCCGGAAGATTGCCGACTCTATGGCGGGGCAGGGATGACACCAGAAGAACGAATCGACCATGCGCTTGATAGCGTACTAAAAGCGTCCGGGTCGGCGCTAAAAAATTACACGATGCAACTGACGCTTGATCGAATGCGCGAAGCAATGCGAAAAGTGATGGCGGAATCGTACATCTCAGGATCAAATGATAACTTCAAAGCCATGACTGGGCGCATCAAGTGAGGCCGCTAGTAATCACCGGAGAAGTCGCCCGCAAGGCAATTTGCCGGCATGTGTTGACCGCGCCTGAAGGTCACATCGTCAGCATTGCCGAGCCAAAGCGCAACTTGGAACAGAACGCGAAAATGTGGGCGATGCTGGCCGACATT